ATGTCGGAAAATGTCGATTTTGCCTGCGCGTATTCCGGTATCTTGCTTTCCAGCCAGTCAGCAAACGCATTCTTTGTTCCGATGGCCGCGCCTCGCTCAGCGCCTTGCATACCTGTGGCGGGCGTTCCAATTGCATCGTCAAGGCCGAGCTTCAAATCATGCAGAGTTTGACCGGAATACTGCGCAGGCTTATACGGGGCTTGGCTTGTAATCGGGCTTCCTGTTGCGTCGAGCAGTCCAGAGGGAATAGATTGCGCCTGTCGGGATCTAGGCATCGAGAAATTAGCGCCGCGCTCATTCGCAATATTGACAGCCCGCCCTGTAGCCGCTTGCATTGACGGGCGAGCAAGCAGCGCGTCAATCATTGGGTCGCCGGTTGCTGTCGCCTTTTTTGCTGCATCATATAGCGGGCTAACTGCCGCATCCCGCAGCGCGACAGCCGCCGCCCGTTCTTCCGGCGTCTTGGCTACTGAGCGGAGTGCATCAACCAGCGCGCCACGCTGTGACCTGTCCAACTCATTGAACGCCTGCGGGTTGATTGCGCGCATCGTTCTTTCAAAGGCTGATATTCCATCGTTTCTAGCTGCCTGAGCAACTGACGGAACGAATCCGGGCGTTTCTCCCGTAGCCGCTGCAAGCCGTGCCGCAACGCCTGGCGCGTCATCTCCTGCCATACGGTTGATAACAGCCCCCGCCATGCGGTTTCTGCCCGCTTCGGTAAAGGGGTCAACGACCATCGCCTTGACGCCCTTGGCGGTATTGATGCCAGCAGGGATAACCCCGCCCGTCGCTGCGCCTATTCCAACATTCCCGATGGGGCTTTCTCCAGCCTGCGTCGGTTGTAGTGCTCCTTGAAGCGCGCCAACCAGCGCCCCGCCGCCTACGGTGTTAGCCCCGGGAATCATCGCCAGAGGTGCCGCCATAGCCGCGCCGCCTGCAATCATGCCCGTCGTTCCGCCCGGACGGCTTCCGATATCAGCCACGTCCTCGCGCCAAGCGTCCGACCGAGCTTGCGAGCCTTCCAGCCCGAGACGCTGCGCGCCGCCGACGAGGGGCGCGGCAATCATCGCCCGTGCGCCCCTGCCGGCGTTCTCAACCAAGCCAACCTTGGCTTGGTCCGGAGCGGTCGGAATCTTTCCGTCAGCCACCGGCGCGGAGGCTTGCCCCATGCGGAGGCGTCGAACTTCCCCGGCAAGCATCTTGGCGGCTTCGGCATCTCCGGCTTGATCCGCTCGAATCAGCGCCTTTTCTACTTGGTCAATGGTTGCCATTTAGCCCCCGTACTTTTTGAGCAGGCTATCGATGTGTCCAGCATCTGCTGGCACTTCGTCAATAGTCGAGTCCTGCGCTACCGCCTTCAATGCCGGGTCGTTCTTCCAGCGTTTCAGCACATCCGCGCCCTTGGCGTGATTGGCGCGTGCGATACGTTCCGAAATATCAGACACCCGGCGCAGATTGGCCGGCGTTGAGTCAATCGTTCCGCTAACTGCCGAGCTAAGGAATTCGCGGTCTTTGTCGGTGAATCCGTTGCCTGCGCCGAGTCCTGATGTTTTTACCCCGGCCAACGTGAGCTTACCAAGGCTGGACATAAGATCTTGCGTGTTAGCCGCCTTTCCTGCACCGACCAGCCCCGCCGTCTCCATTACCTTCTGAACAGCCAGCCGCGCCTCTGCGCCCGTTCCGGTGATCGCCCCATTATCCAAGGCTGACCGGATAGCCTGCGCGTTCCTGATGACTTCCGGGGCTTGTTTGGCGAGCGCGACAAGATCCGTTCCTTCCTTCGCCAGCGTCTCGCCAACGACGCCGTTGTACTTGTTCTCCGGGCCGGCGATGCTGACCGTATTGTTGACGTTACTCGCCCCGGCTCGGCTCTTGCCCATCTCGAACGATTGATACCCAGCATTCGGCGTGCCGTCAGCGTTGAACGGCTTATTGAAATCCTTGACTTCGGCAATCGGCCTGCCGTCTGCTCCGTAGCGGACTTGGCCGGGCGACATGCTGAAATCTTCCTTTTCCTTTGCAATGCGCTGGCCCATTGGCTGTCCGGTGAATTTATCCACCAATTGCCCGTTGATATTTACCCCCTCCGAGCCTTTGAGTTGCTGCGCCAGTAGCTGAGCCCCGATGCCCTGCACCATCGGGCTTTGAGAATTTAGAGCGCGCGCCATCGCCTCTTGTTTGTTTCCAGGCTGCGCAGCGGTCGGCGGTACAAACGGGCCAACGCCATTATCCGCAGGCTGCGGAATGCCAGGATCGCCCGGCGTGCCTTGCAGCGCTTCCATCACACTGTTCATGTCGTCGACGCCGGATTGGCGCGTGCGGTCTGCGAGGTCGATTTGTTTTTGGTCGTTCTGCTGGTTCATGTACGAACCGCCGAGCGCAGCAGCTAGCCGTGCGAGGTGCTGTGTGGCAGCAGGCGCGACGTAATGGCCGGACACCATTTGCCCTTGCTGGTCCTGCATGCCCTGTTGTTGCAACATTTCAGCCATTTTCCGGCTACGCTCAAGCTGTTGCTGCTCGATCATTGACGGGGCGAATACTGGCGCGATCTGTCCCATAATTACCCCTGTGCTTGTGTATTGAATGCGTTCAGATAGCGCTGATAATCTTCCTGCGCGTTGTGCGGTGCTTGTGGGGTGCTAGCTGCTGTCGGCGAACTGTGGCTACTGCTGAAAGACTTGAGCGCGTCGGCTAGTTTCGTCGGGTCCATGCTGGCCGTGGGAAGTTGCGCCGATCCGTTAAACATATTCGGGTCAAGACTCTGGCCCATCTGCGCGCCGAGCGCACCGCTCAGTGGAGGCGTATAGCCTGGATCTTGCGACATTTGCGGCATGGCTGCTGCTGATTGTCCGAATAGGCTAGAGAAATCCATTACAGAACCCCATATAAGTGTGCCATGTCTTTTTCTACCTCGCCCCGTATGATGTTTAGCCGCGCCTCAACTTCTGCGCCAGCTTCTGGATAGTGTTTTTTAAGGTACGGCAGCTTCCACTGGTTCTCTGCCAGGTATGCAGTGCAGTGCATGCAGTCCATCGATGTTCTGGCTTCCGAGTAGTGGGCGGGGAGTAGCGACGATTCCGAGACGTACGCCATAACCTGCTCGTCGGACCAATCCTCAATCGGGAACCAGTACGTTACGCCGTCGATTACGTCGCCATTCTTGACCGGGCTTTTGTGATGGTCGCAAGACTTCTGACCCCTGATGATCGTCGTCGCGCCGAGAGAAAGCGTTGCCCGGTGCATCGGCTCCATCATTGAGCGATAGCAGCAATCGAGAAACCCTTGCAGCTTTGGCCGGTGCTGTTGAGCCGCTTCTTGTGTGACTACATTATTGCGCACCGGAAGAACATCAGACGGGAAGCCGTAGAGCTTGATGGTTTGCGGCTGACACCCTGGAACCACAACGAAATTCTTGCACAGTGATTTGACCGCTTCCATCTGCGCCAGAGTTTCCGGGAACGAGTCGCCAGGATCACACCAAAGAACGGTGATATCGTCCAACTGGTCGCGCAGGAACAGCAGGCACGCAAGCGAATCCTTGCCGCCGGAAAACTGAAGGACTTTCAAAAAGCCATCGCCGCAGCAGACGCCAGCCCGACGACGCCGCTGGTCACATTTCCGCTAGCCGCATTGCTCGCATTCGTAGCCCCAAGCGCCGAGTTGTATTGAGAGTTTGCAGCCCCCAGGAGATCCGCGCCCGCCGTCGTCGCCTGTTGCGGCACACTGGCAAATGTCGGATTCGTCACTTGCGAACCGGTGCGCAGCGCGTTGATAACGTTGATCGGCTGCATCTGGTTATTGTTGGCTTGCGTGTAGGCACTCTGATTCGCGGCAAGGCCCGTATTGAAGCCCTGAGTCGTCGCATTGTTCAGAAGGTCGTTGTGCTGCTGGCCAAGTAGCGTCTTGGCGTTGTTGTACGCCTCCGACCCCTGCATGATGCCCTGATTGGCCAGTTGAGAATCAGACTGTGAGTTTTCCCGGTCGATCTGCGGAGAAAGCCGCGCCATCATGGCATCTTGGTACGTTTGGCCCGGATTTATTCCCACCGACGGGAGCGTGGACATATCAACACCGGGCTTGCTCAGGATATCGTTTGCGTAGGTCAGGCCAGAGTTTGCCGTTCCCATCAGTCCGAGATTCAGCTTGTTGTTTGAGTCCTCTAGCGCCTGCTGCTGCGGCGATAGCGCCGTCGTTGCCGTCCACCCTTGGTCCGGTGTGGCTGCGTTGGCATCGTGCGCATAGGTCAGCGAGCCATAAGGCGTGACCTGATTTACCCGGTTAGCGTCTGCTGCTGCTCGCGCGGCGTCGAGGTTCCCGGCTGCTGTGGCGTTGGCCGCTGCTACATAGTCCGGCGCTTTTGGTGCGCTACTTTTCCCGCCCATTATTTAACTCCTTATCCATCGGCAGTCATCCCGCCGCATTATGAAAATAACGGCGTCACCGTCCGGGAAATAGTCCGCAAGTGTCGTTTCGTATTTGAAGCCTAGCTTCTGGTCGATGCTCAGCGCGTGGGTATTGGTCGAAGGAACGATCCCGGTTACGCGCTTGACCTGCAATTGGTTGAATGGATAATCGAAAATCATCCGGTAAAACTCTCGTGTGATCGCTTTCGGATCGTCGCAGCGCGAGTGCATCGCAATAGATGCCCCGGTGTAGGCGTCGTACATGATGCCAGCCACTAATGCGCCGTTCTTTTCCAGCGCAATCCCGGTATTGCCTGGCAGGTACTGGCCCCCGGTTTTCTCGCACACCCACCGGCCAATTCGTTCCGCGTCGAATACGAAAGTCATACCACGCCCCCGGAATCAACCACATAATCTGTCGCGGCCCAACGAAGGCGGGAGTTTCTGGCTGATCCGGTCATGTGCGCCGACAGGCAATAACCTAATCCGAACGCCGTCTGCCAGTCCTTTTTGATCTGTAGATCGCCCGTCCATGTGGCGGAGCCGTCCCACGTCGAGGAGTCCCAAACTGCGCTTGTGGTTGCGGTGAATGTCGGCACACCCACAGGTCTGGACAGGTCGAAATCCACATTGACGCCGAGCAGAATTGCCGGGGTTCCGTCCGTCGAGATGATCGGGCGTAGCATTTTTACCTGCTTCAACTGACCCGAACTGCCCATATAGGAAAACGCCTGTTGCGCCTCAAAATCGATATTGACGCCGTTATCCGCTTGCGTGTCCCAGGCTTTATAGACCGCTCCGGATGAGCCGAAGTAGATCAGGTCGCCGTGTAATTCAAAACAGGCGGCGTTCCAACCAAGGAATTGCGACCATGCCCCGCTGATCGTGTTCATGACTAGTTGGTTAGCCGTGGCAGCGCTCGTCGGCACGTTCACTAAAATCATATTCTCGGACGGATAAAGCGTCGTCTCCCATCCGAAATTTGCGCCGTAAAGCGTGGTGTAGTCGCTCATGACGTGCTGGATTTTGTCGCTCAGCATCTCCTGCGAACTAACGCGGGATGACATGAGCGACTTGGACAGGGGGGCAAGACCGTCCTTGCAGATAATTAGAATGTCGCCCGCGTACTTCATCATGCAGCGGCGACCGATGGGCGATCCGATATCGTAAAGGCCCACCAGAACCCACGCTGTAGCGCTTGTCGGGTCCGTTCCTTTATAGACGGCTACCTGCCCCTCGGATGAGACGAAAACCGCGTAGTCATCCATTCCGTAGCCCGCATCGAGCGACCAATCACCCATTGCTACGATATAGCCGCCGCGATTGAACAATCCAGAGAAGTCGATAGACGCAGCAGCCCCCGCGATAGACAGGACGGGCAGATACCAGACTTTCAGCGTGTTACGCTCGCAGAACCACAGGCGGCGACCAAATGCGCAGACGTTGACAAGGTTCGCGGGCGTTGTGATGCCGGTAATGGTCGGATTCGTCCATGCTGACCCATCGTAGAGCAGCGGAGCGTCCGAGCCATTGACCAGCATCAGGAAGTTGCCGCCTGCCGTTCCGAAATTAGTGTGCTGCCACTTGTCCGAAGTCTTGCCCGTTGCGACTGCTGCGCCTACTGCGCCCGGCGAGGTGATGTTGTAGATATTTGAGCCAGCGCAGGCAAACAGCTTTTGTGAGCCGGTCGGTGGGGAGTAGGAAGCCAGCGTATTGACCGTGCCAGAAATGCCCGTTGCCCACGCTGAATATCCATTTCTAAGCTGCACATCGTACGGCGTGCAGAAGAAATTGTTCAGCGTGATCGCGTCCTTGTCTTTCATCTCGGCCAGCGGGTCGCGGGCGTTCCATCCGGCCACCGGAGCCGAGACGGAGAGCGTCTTGGCTGTCTGTGTGCGGCGTAGCGCCTTCTGCGCCTGTCTCATAGGTTCCACGAACCAGACGGGACCATGACTACCGGCAGAATGTCGTGCGTCGAGCCACAAGCGTTCAGCACCGGCTTGCCACCATCCTTGCCCATCTTCGACAAGACGCGGCGCTCATACTTTGCGAAGTCCTCGGCGTAGTCGAACCCCTTCGCGGCTTTCCAGCGCCAAATCGCGCCGAGTATGATAATCCGGTCGTCAATCAGCGGTGTGTCGGCGTCGTTCGTCCAAACTTCCGCCGTTCCGCCTGCGCTCTTGCTGATCCAGTTCTTCGTGATGTACTCGAAAGCGCACGACTGACCGGCAGGCGGCGCAGGGAAGAAATAAACGGCGTTGTTCTTGATGCGGAACGAATTGAACGGGCCATTGATCTGCATAGCCTTGAGTTGCTGCCAGTCCTGCTGCGACTTCGGGCCATACAGCGGACGGCGCAGCGTGCGATTCCATATCGTGTCATTGACGATATGCTCCATCCCCGGAGCAATCACATCGAGTGATCCTTGCAGCTCTGCGGCTACCGTAGTGAACGTCGCCTCGGTCTGCAATCCTGACCACTGATAACGTTCTTCTAGCTCCTGCCCCTCTTCCTCAGTAATAGAGAGAATCTGGATAATCTGAGCGTCAGACGACGAGACGGCAGCATTGGGCGCAAGTATCCCTATCCGCTTGCATACCGTCTGAACAATTTGTAAGCAGGATAGAGGCATGAATTTCCTTTAGGCGGCGAGTTCGATCTTGGCGGGGCGTCCGCGCTTCGGCTTATCGGCTTCGAGTTCAGCCAGGCGTGCGGTAAGGTCGGCCAGTTGCGACTTGAGCGCCTCGTTTTCCTGCAGTGCGCTCTTGGTCAGGTCGCGCTTTTCCAGCCATTCGCGAGCCTTCTCGCGCAACTCACGCGACCCCATGCCGACGCGGCTCAATGCTTCCTCGGTCAGCGCGGCAACGTCCTCAACGGTGATAATTCGTGCTGCGACGAGGTTCTGGACCTGTGCCGGCGAGAGGTGCGGCCATTCGCGGACGTGCGTACCATTAACCGGCGCTTCCTGGCCGGCTTTGAAGAGTTCGCACTTCTTGAAGAACTGATCGACCCATTCCTGCGGGTACGCATCATGCGCATCGTCAAGCACCTTGGCGCGAATCTGGGCCAGCCATGCCTCTGCGTCGATTTCGAACACGTCACGCGAGCCAGGCTGCATGATGTAGGCGCGGATAACGTCGCGGGTTACGCGGTAGCCGAGTTCGTTTGAGCGTTTCGGGTCGTGAATGGCGATCTGCTTGAATTCAACGAACGGCGGGCGGGCTTGGGCAATGTGCATTGTGCGGCTCCTGTATAGGGTCTTTGTTGAGCGCACCCGTATGGATACCCTCAAGAAAAACCGCCCCGAAGGGCGGCAGGCTCGTTAGATGAGCGCTTTGGCGAACCACGCCTTGTCGCCAGAAGCGAGCGCGGTAGCCGGCGAGAGATACGCGCCACCCGTTGCGGTAGCGGCGAAGGTGGTTGCATTGACCGTGCAGACTGCGGTCGATGCGGCGATGGTTGCGCCTGCCGTGGCATAGACGTAAATCTTGCCGTCCGATCCGATGCCCGCCATGCCGGGGGCGAACTGCGCGACGGCAGCAGCAGGCACCACGGCGGTGAGGTCGGCGCCGATGATGTGCGATACGATAAAAGCCATTTATTGCTCCTTGAAAAGAAAAACCCGCCGAAGCGGGCTTGGTGGTTAGGCTTTACCGACGCCTTGACGGGCGCGATTCGAGCAAACCAGATTCCCTTGGAAGAGGATCGGGATAACCAGCGCGTCCTGATTGACCGAACGAAGCTCGGGCATGATTTCCATGTTCGCGTCACGGTGCGCGACCAACTCGATAAAGTCGGTGTTCAGGAAATACATGTGGCTGGCCGGGATGCCGGAAGCGGTCGAGTCGAAGAACACGTCGGCATTCTTGTACTTCATGCTGACCATGCCGCCCTTGCCTTCGTCGCTCGGCGCGTAACGCTTGAGCGAAGTCTGCGAGCCTTCGTACGCGGCGAAATACACCGGGTCCATGACGATCAGGTCCGGCGTGTCGTTGCCACGTGTGCAGGACAGCCACAACGGCAGCATCATGCCGGCTTCGATGGTCGCCGCCGTGACGGTCACGGAATTGTCCGACGCGTCACGAACCGAGTTCTGCCAGAACGCATATGTCGACGAATCGATACCGCCGACCGTACCCGTGCCAGCATCAGCAACGAGAAGCTGAATGCCGCCCATCTGATTGGAGGCGGAGCCGTTCGAGTACAGATCGCCCGACAGGCCGTTAGCCATGCTGCGCTGGGCGTTCTTAATCTTCGCTTTCACGAAGTTGATGATGCGATTGCCGCCCGAGTTAGTGCGGATTTCGAGGCCGGACGCGGCGACATTGACGGCCACCTGACGCCAAGCGAATTCGGCGCTGGTAATCACGTCGGACGCCGAGACGTTCAGCACGTCGAAGCCAGAGTAACGCTGGTAGGTCGAGTTCTGCGCGTAGTCAAGCGGCTGGACAATGGACAACCCGCCGTCTTCCAGGCGAATCTTGCCCTTTTCGGTGAGGCGCTTGAAGAGCGCGTTGTGGTTGGAAACGTTGTCCGCAATTTCCTTGGAGTGATTGCGGTAAGTGGTGCTCACCAGTTCGGTGAACGTGGTAAACAGCGAAGACTGTCCGGGGCTAGGCATTTGTTATCCTTTGAGATTGTTAGAGCATGCCGAGACGGTCGGCGGTTGCTCGGATCGTTTCTTCCATCGTGCCAACCGGCTGCTTGCTCGGCATCGAACCCCTGCGGGTCAGATTCACCGATGCGGCACGTTTGGCTTCCTGTGTTTTTGCGGCGACTGATACGCGTCTCGCGGCCTCGCTTGCTGCTTGCTGTTCGGCAAGTACGGCGGTGCGGGTCTGCGGGTTGGCATAGACGGCCATGTCATAGGCTTCGTCGAGCGTGGTTGCTTGCTGCGCCTGTAAAAGCGCAGCCATTTGCCCCCGGACACTCTCAAAATGCTTATGGCTAGGATCGGCGGAGAAGCGGCTAATCTCGCTGTTTAGCGCTGCCTGCTCTTGCTGCTGTCCCACTAAGGTCTGCTGTTGAATCCATCCCGAAAGCTGCTGCACCTGTTGTTGCAGGCTCTGCACATTCGGGTCCATGGGTTGCGGTTCGGGCAGGCTGGATACGTCAATGCCGTACGCCTTGCCAAGCTCCGCAAAATACGCTTGCTTCTGCTGCGGTGTTCCATAGCGCAGTTTCTGATCTGCGCCGAGGAGTTCGGAAATCGCCTTGTCGGGCGAGATTCCTAGATTCTGTAGGGTCTGCATGTGCGGCTGAATGACCGACTGCATGGTTTGGCCGAACTGTGCATTCCCCCGGAATTGCTCGATACCCTTGTGCATTTCCTCAGAGCGACGAATGAACGCGGCTTTAACTGCGTCTGAGGCTTGCGCAAAGGCTTCTGCTTCGTCTTTCCGCAGTCCCAAGCGCTGCACTTCGGGCGGAACGACTACGGGCGCTGCCGGCTCGTCTGCGACCTCTTCGGCGGGCGTTACCGGCTCGATTGCTTCTTCTGCCTTGGCGAACTTGCCCGCCTCGTCACGATTTCGGCTGGCCGGCTCTACTACTTCTTCCGGCGCGTCTCGCGCTTCAATCTCGGCCAGAGTGTCCCGGATCGTGTCATCCATCGACTTTTCAACGGGTTCGATTACCTCTTCGGGGGTATCCCCTGCGTCATCAATCAATTTATTACTCCAGTCGATGAGCCGGAATTACACCGGCTCCCTGCGCATCGCTGCGTTAAGGATTTACAGGCACAAAAAAAGCACCCGGAGGTGCTTGGTTAGCTGGTGCCAGTCAGCTAAGTTCTAAGCAAGGCTGCTTTTCAGAGCGTAGCCCATCAGCGGCCAGATTTTGGCGACGGCGTTCTGCCTGGCGATCTTCCGGCCAATCTCAGCGTTGAAGTTCTCGGGACTGGCACAGGCCGACTCGCCGGTAACGGTGAAGCCATTGCGAAGCGTTAAGACACAGAATGTGAGCAGGCGATGCGCCTTGATTGCCGACGCAGGGCGGTCGTCGTTGCATACCTCAAGCCCAAAAGCCGCCTCCCTTGCCGTAAAAAACAATTCGTCGATGATATTCGCCTCGATGTCAGCCGGCGTGACGCGCGGAGCGGTCAGACCCTTGGCTTGGATTTCCTGCTCGATTGCTTGGTCGGTCATGGCTGCCTTTTAGGAAAGTTTGGTCTGAATATTCGCGGCGGCTTGAGCGGCGGTCTGCGTGTTGAGGATCTGCGTCCAGCCCGACTTTTCCGCCGTGCTGTTGGCGTTCTGCACATAAACATCAGTCGTCGTCGCGCCCATGTTGAACGCGGTGATGCGTGCGCACAGGCCGGTGCTGTCGAGTTGCGTCTGCAGTGCTGCTTCAGTGAATGCCATGTCTTCCCCTTAGAGTGCAGTTTCGAGCGTGCGCCGCTGCTCGGGTTTGAGTTGCGCGAATGCCATCTCAGCCGCCTTTGTCAGCGCGGCGTCTTCTTTCTGTTCCTGATAGCCCTTCTGGCGGTCGGCTTCCTTGGTTTCCTGCTCCATGCCTTCCCACGGGCGGCACCCGTTGCGCTTCAAGTCCTCTGAGCGCTCTGAGCGTGAGTTAATCCACCGGCCAGTAATGGGCGACTGATACGCGGGAATGTCCACAATGCCCATTGGCGCGGTAAAGATTCGCTTTTCTGTCTTGGTGCCGCAACACTCTGGCGTATCCATGCAGCGGGCAACCGATTGGTAGTATTCATGGTATGCGCCGCACTTGTGGCACATGGCTTGATAGCAAGGCACTATTCGGCTCCCTGGCTGGCTGCGCTCATCTGAGCAGATTGCAACGTGGTTGCGCTGGAAATCTCGGCGACTTCGATGCGCGCTTGGTTGTTCATATGAGCAAGAAGAATCTGAATCTGCCGGTCAGCCTCGGCTGCGCGCTCTTCTGACGCCATACGCTGCGCCTCAAGCCTCGCGTCGAGTTCCGCCTGCATCTGCGCCCTCTGCGACTCAAGCGCGTTCTGGTGCTCGTTCTGCTGCGCCTGCACCTGCTGCTCATGAGCTTGTAGTTGTGCGGTAAGCCGTGCGCTGTTCTGCTCGGCCTGTGCGTCTGCGGCCAATTGGCTTTGGTGCTGCTTCTCGTCAATCTGCGACTGAAACACAGCCATCTGCTGTTCGTGCTGCTGCTGCATCTGCTGCTTCTGAATGTCGGCCTGCACCTTGGCTGCGTTCGGGTCTTCCTGCGGCTTGGGCTGGCTCATCTTGTCCAGCGCATCCTCTACCGCGTTGCCCAACTTGGCACGGCGGCAGACGGTCATGATGATTTCTTTGACCGCTTCCATCGGCATGACGCCCATCTGAACAGCCGGCGCGAATCCCTCGGCCACCTTAACCACCGCAGTCAATACCTGCGTCAATCCGCTCATATCATCGTCAAGCGTCGATGCGATGGTGCTGTCCGTCTCCACATCAACGCGGAACGTGCGTTGTTTATCGTCGCGCATGCACTGAATGACGGCTTCCCATGTGATCGGGTCAGGCGGCATCTGAGGCGGCGGCGGGGGCTGCTGGCCGGTCATTTGCGCTTGCTGGGCCTGCTGCTGGTACTGCGTCATGATCTGCTGCTTGTGCTGGTCAATCTCGGCCTGGTGCGGAAGCTTTACGCCGGTCATCGTTGCCAACGTCTCAGGCGCGAACTTCTCGCCGATCAATTCCGATTGCAAGCGGATGATGTCGCGGATAAATCGAGCCACTTCCTTCTGCATGCGCTGGAGCCTCTGAGTACCCCATTGCGTCTTGATCTTCTGCGCGCCGAACGTTTCGGACGGGTCAGACGCTGACCGCATAATGTCGCTGATGCCGGTAAGCTCGTAGATCGTCTGCTTCGTCTGGTCGCGCTGGATGTAGAGCGCTTGAATAACCCTGGCCGCCTGCTCGATAGGCAGCATCCAGATGAATTTATCCAGCCCGCCACGCTCAGCCAGCGCCACGGCGTTCTGCGCTGGGACTAGCTCGTTATCCTCACCTTTCATTACCTCGGACATTTCCGACAATGATGCGTCGTAGATGCCGCGATTGCGCAAACCTTCGACCAGCTTGTTGATCCGTGCGCTGATGCGGTTCAGTTCCTCGGCCTGCTCTTTGTACAGGTCATAAATAACCGTCGGCACAAGGCTGGTGCTGTCCTCAATCGCATAGATCGGACGCGGATTTGGAAAGAACCCTTGCAGCCCCAGAGGATCAGGAACGCATTTAAGCGGCGCATCCTTGTAGTTCTGGCATACGAAAATGACTTCGCGCTCTTCCTTGTTCCAAACCTCCCATACCTCGGCAGTCTGGAATGACTGCGCTAGATGCTCGTCGCGCTGTGCGGTCAGATCCTCGTCGTCGGTCGAGTCGAGCTTAACCAGCTTGCCCACGTCGCCGAACTGTTCCTCTAGCTCGTCACGCGTCAGACGGTGCCGGAACGCTTCCCACTGGACTTCGCCCCACGTCTTGCCTGTGCCGATGCGGAAGTCATCCCATTGCACATGCTCGATGGGCGCTTGTTCCCACGATACTTCCTCGCTGTCACCTTCTAACGCCTCTTCGCCGGACTTATGCTGCTCTGTGTCTTCTTCGTGCGTTTCCGGCGTCTGTCCGACTTGCTCGATGTTCGGAACGTAGCGGACGCGAGCCAAGCCACGGCCAGGAAGCAGCACGTCGAGAACGACATTCTGCATGTCATGATCGAAATCGGTCGTATCCAGGCCGTAATCCAGCGCCCGAGCGAGTACCGTCGATACTTGCTTGCCCAGTGCGTCGTCATCTTTGAAGCGTCGGCGTACGTCAGCCTTTGGCACCGAGTTGTAGACGGCCTGGCGCAGCGTCTCGGTGTTGCTCCACAGGATATTGAAGCTGTGGCGCTTCGTGTCCTTGGCTTTGTACTTCTCGTACGCCTTGAGAGCCGATGCGCGCCAGTCTTTCTCGCGCTTGGTGGCGAGCTTGATCTCAAGCAGCCAGCGGCGAACGATCCCAGGCGCGCCCTTCTCTACCTCTTCTGGACGTTCAAGGGTATCGATTTCTGACATTTAGTGCTCCGGCGCTTCGCAGCGTTAAGGAATTCGGTGTTTGTGCAGAGGGAGTCGGAGAGGCTTAGATTCCGGCTAGTTTGCTGCGAAGCTCATAGCCCATCAGTGGCCAGATTTTGGCGACTGCATTCTGGCGGGCAATCTTCTTGCCAAGTTCGGCGTCAAAGTTTTCGGGACTTGCACAGGCCGACTCACCAGTAACAGTGAACCCGTTCTTCATGAGCAGGACGCAGAACGTGAGCAATGCCAACGGCTGAGCGGGATTCCCTGCTTCAGGATAAATGCCAGAGTTACCGGCAGCGCCCTCCGCTGCCGTAAAGTAGAACTCTCTGGCGATATTTTTCTCAATCTCCAAAGGCGTGACGCGCGGAGCGGTCAGACCCTTGGCTTGGATTTCCTGCTCGATGGATTGGTCAGTCATGGTGATGCTCCTTGAAAATGAAATTAGTGCAGAAGGGGATTAGAAAATCAGTCGTAACCGAGGGCTTGCAGCTTCGCCTTGACTGCCGCTGCTACCGCGGTCTGTCCTGCGTCACTCCAATGTACCGAGTCATCCAGCGACCGAAGCTGGCGCGGCACAACACCATTGGCAATGTCTGTGGCGTCGTTCGCGTTCGGCGTGATGTTGTGTGGCGCTCCCGCAACAGCAGCCAGCCCGTTGTCAATAAGCCATTGGCGAATATCGAGGTAGTTGCTTCCGCAGAGTGCAGCGATTCCAGCGTTCGCGGCGATTATCGTCGTGTACCTAGCCCCGCCGCTGATTCCGTCCGAGTTGATATTCCCGTTCGGGATGCCCAAGAATATCCATTTTGCAGATGGATCAGCAGCGAGCAATGTCTCTACCATCGTTGTCGCACGCGCAATAATGAGCGCGCTACCGTTTCCGATGCTGTTGTATCCGCCTTCAAGAATCCATATTTTGTCCCTGTATTTTGCCGCCGCTTGCGTTACGGTTTCGATGGTGTACGGGCCGACTGGATTCGTCATGGTGTCAATAATCTGATCCATGCTCAATGATCCAACGCCACAATTTATCCTTCGGCGCACAAGGTTGAGACTGCGGGATACCTTGAACATCCACGTATCTTTTGGATATACGGTTGAGCCAGTGCCATACACCAGCGAATCCCCGTACCCGATCAGTGCAGTGTCTGCGCGAATTGCAGGGGTGCCGCTTGCCAAAACAAAGTCGCCGCCAGTGCCCTTGTTTGTTAGTATGTTTGACGCAGCGGCCATGCCTTGCAGCGAGAGGTATACCTTCGGTGCCGTACCCGTAACGAGGCTGCCCGTTGCACCAACATCAACGGGATTTCCTGCTGAATAGACCTTGCTGAGATTCGCCGACCAATCAATCTTGACGCTAGGCCAGTACATGATTTCGCGGAGCGTTCCGGAAATTGGGCTTGCCCCCACGATGGACGCGCCAATCGCCGGTAGGCCGATCAGGACAGGGGTAAACGCAATATCCGTATCCTGCGTTACCGCCATGTCCAGCACACCGTCACGGTATAGCTGCGCCTGTTTTAGCCCGACTCCAAAGTTAGTATTCCACGAAATGGCATAGTGGCTTTCGACGCCCTTGGCGAGAGTCGACGTAGTTGTGAAAATGAAATACTTGGCGCCGTCGAATAAAACAACTCGCAACTTGCTTGCGTTTGTTACGTCAATCCATGCATACGAGTTTGATAGAACGAAAACATTGTGATAGGTCGTGTCCACAAAGTTCGGGGCAAACCAGAAAGAAACCGACCCTGACGAGTTGTTCGCCACGCCCGTTAGTTGAGAGGCGCGGGTCATGTAGTTGTCACCTTCAGCCATGATGGACGCGAAAAGGGTCGCCATCACGTTCTGATAAGCCCCGGCGACTTTGGTGAATATCCCAGCGACGGCAGAATAAACGCCTGACTTCTTGACGCTCACGGCAACGGGCGCAGCGTAGACGCCGCCTTTCTTTATCTGGAATCCCATGACTACACCGTCTGGATGTAGATCGTGCCGTCGCTGCGGCCATCACCGTTGACCGGCGCGGTGCTGCTGACGACGATATTTACACTCCCCCCGGTGAGATTGGTAGTAGCTACAACCTCATCGCCACCCAACAGGTTAGCGCCGATCACATTGCTGCCCGCGAACGATGTAACAGTGCCTGCGCCAAGCTCGCCTTTAGTTGCCATTTATTCTTCCCTGTTGCGCCGATGCGCTTTGATTAGCTCGTTGATCGTCTGCTGCTGCGGGAAGCGCGGTGGCGGCTTCTCGGCAGGCTTGTATTCTTCCCGCCATGCAATAGCGAGCATTCGGAATGCGTCTGATGCGTGCGAAGTCCAGTCATGCCGTGGCGCATCGCGGAACATCTTCTTGTCGTCGTCCCACTCGCGCTGATACTGCTTGAGCGCGTCTATGCCGTCCTCTGTGCCTACCGAATCGAACACGGTACGGGACAGCATAATTCGAGCAGCCTGTATGCCGTCCTGCACACTCAGGCCGGGCACGATGCGCACGTTAGCCATTCCCAAAGCGGCCCACGCCTGCTCTTCAAACGATTTACCACGCGCCGCCAGCGTTTTAGCCTTCGCGTCGTGCGGCAACCAGTGCAACCCGTATTTATAGGGCTGGTCCTTGATGACTTTGAAATAGTCGTCAGGCTCAAGACCGGACGCGCCGTAATACTTCAACACACGGACCTGACCGGCGATTACCTGATACCACCAGATAGCCGTGTCGTCCGAGAACCCCAAGTCCCAGGCGGTATGAACCGGATACTCCGGGGCATACGGAACAACGCAAACCCGGCCTTGTTCCTCAGTCTCGCGCATCTCCCGGCCATAGAACGCGCCAAGTAGCGCAGCATCGAAGCTGCACAGATACTCTTGCTCGAACAGCGACGTTCCCTGATCTACCCCGTAGTCATCGATGTACGCTTGTTTCTCAGCGGCTAGGCGCTCGATACTGATCGAACTGGTATCGTAGGCTGTCAGCTTCTGCGCGAACGTTCCAGGGTCTTTCCTGCCGGCCTCATAGGTCTTGTACGCGTGATTCTTTCCCCGTGGCGTGGTGATGTACATCTGCCAGCCGTTGTTCTCGGCAAAGATCGGGCGAAGGTAAGCGCGAGCCGATGGGTTCGCCAACGCCCACTCAGAGAACACCACACCAGCAGGAGGCGAGCCAACCAGCGAGTTGTAGTTATCACTCCCCAGAACTTGCCACGTCGAGCCGTTCACGAAACGGATCATCATTTCCTGATCCTTCGTATTAGATCGAAGCTCCATGGGGAACGATTCGTCTATCCGACGCTTGCCTGAGTGCGGGTTGATCGCCTCCCAAATAGCCTTACGGGCCTGTGCCGCCTCGGGCAACATGTGCCAGTAAGTAGCCTGGCGCTCGAATACAGCGCATGCAGTACGGTGTAAGGCGATCTCATCCTTGCCGCTGCGGCGATGCCAGATTAGCTCGGCGTGCTTGCCGCCGTTCTCTAGGTATTCCCACGCGGGCAACTGGTAATCACGCGGAACCCACCCGTTAGGCAGTCTGATTTTTGCCAAAGCGGATAATCTCAACAACAAGCGGCTTGTCTTCGTCACCCACTATCGGCTGTGCTGGCTTGCCGTAAGCCCGTTCGATGATCGCCATCGCAGCGGTTAGCTTGTTGCGCTCACTCTCGCCGCCAATCATGATCTGCTCGATGACCTCCAGTGCTGCGGGCGTCTTGGCCTTGCACGCTGCGACCAGATCAAGCTCCTGCGCGGTTTTCTTCGGCCTGCCGCCAGGATTGCCCGATTTGCCTTTCTTGAACCCCGCTACAGGGGGCGGGCGTTTCTTTGTTCCTGCATTGTTCTGAGTCATTTCTACCCTTTATGCAGGGGTAGCCCCGCTAAAGTACGCTGGTCAAATCCTTCAACGCTTGTTTGCTTACGATGACCGCTGCGCCTAGCATCTGAATGTCTGTATTGATAGATGCGATAGCGGCTTGGTGCGCTGCCTTACCATCCCTCGCAACCTGCAACAATCGTTCGTTCTCGGCGTGGAATGCTGCGGCATCAACAACGGCTTTGATTTCTGGCGTCATGGATCACCAAAGAAAAAGCCCCGCCGATTATGGCGAGGCTGGTTGGCTACCGGAGATGATCCCGGCTTGTCGGGAACGGGCATATTATCCCGACGCTCACCGTTGTCCTGCGCATCATCACTGCGCTATCGCCAACGTTAAAAGGTTCCCGGCTGCGGGATATGTCGCCTCACGGCGTTGCGCGATGGTCTGCGCGCTATCGGATCACCTGCCTTTCGACAGTTGCGAATCCGTGGAGCGTTCATAGAGAGTCGAACTCTATCTGCCAGCTTGGAAGGCTGTTACTCGCCGCCGAGTTGAACGCGAATTCTGTTACTGCTGATCCAGCCTATCGAAATCCACCACCACCCGCGAGCTGCCGAATCCAAGTGACTCACGTTCATACGGCTGATGCGTGACTGGCTCCGGCTCTACGTCTCGTCGTGCTGCGGCTCCGAACGTGAAACTGTGCTTGAACCTGCGCCAACCGCTGATCGTGTGATCGTCGCGTTCCATGTCTGGATTCCGTCAGCACAACGCAAAAAGCCCCAATTAAGGGGCTTTGTTTAGGCGAGGCTCGCCGTGCACACAATATACAAGCATTCTACAGAATATACAAGCCATATTTTATTCACCACACCATGCCTTTATTCCGTAACGCACGCTCTAACGACTCATGCGCCGTAACTAGCGATCCTTCAAAATCGCGCATACGGAACACTGCCGCGAGGTACTGCCGATAGATAGCCGCGTTCTGGTTCGGCGGCAAATCACTCACGCACGCATCGACCGTCTGCATCCTCAATGCGTCGGCGTGGTCGCACATATCCTCGAATGTCCCCGGCGTCGAATAGCCGCCAAACCCTGCCGACTTGGCTGGATATCCGCCGCCTGAGTCATCGCGCTGCATCCACTCTGACCACTCAGTCAGGATATTTACGACGTAATCAGCGCGGGCCTGTGCTGCGACTGTCAATTGTTGCGTGATGATGTCACCCATGATTCGCCCTCACCATGTCCGGGCTGATAATCAGCCGTGAGATTTCCCCGAATTGCTTGCTGTACGTGATGACCTTGCTATCCCTGCCGCTGATCCATCCGCCCTTGGCTGCGTAGGCGTCCGGCGCTGCGATGGTCCGGTGCCGCTCGACTTTCATTAGCGCGGTTTCATTTACTTCGTCGCTGTGCAAGTGGCCCAAATGGGCGTATCTGTACTTTGTGCGCCCGAACGTTTCCGAGAACTTGCCCGCCATGACGCGATCCACGTCCTTGACGCCGCGCTTATGTCCGTGGTGAAAGCAGCACATGGTTAGCCCATGCTCAACGCAGTAGTAAGCGTCTGCGGAGGTTTCAATCCTGATTCGGGCGTCGTCCTCATAGACGGCACTGAGCCATTCCCGCATCCATGCGCCGCTTGCCGGGTCGTGGTTAGCGTCGGCAATGATGACTTCAAGCGCTTCGTGCTTCTCGGCCAGCTTCTTTATAATCTGGCGGATAACTCGGATGGCGACTCGAACCAGCTTGGCAAACCGGGTATCTGCGTCCAGAAGGTGTTTATGCTGCGGCGTCACCGCGTCCATTCCGTCCCAGTGCATGAAATCGCCCATTTGCGCGAATACTGCCTTCTTGCTCGGCGGGGATTGACGGATGGCCGTTGCGAACCAGTTGATGAGCATTTCCTCGGCTATCTTCAAGTCCCAATCTTCGGAGCCGGTTTCCTCTCCCCAAGCCAGCATCCCAAGATGATAGTCAGTCAGGACATAGACGCTCATCAGATCATCGTTGCATTGCTGCGGAGCGACTGACGGAAGGTAGCGCGGCAAATCCTCGGACAGTGCGGCATGAACGGCGCGGCGAGCAGCTTCGGCCTTTATGTCCTCGGTCGAAGTCTTGACCCATTGCAAGACTGGCGTGTTGTTGCGCAAGTCCATGAGCGTGGAAAGCCCCCGGATTACCTGGCCGTCCTCTACCGGAATCTTTCGCGCTTCCTTGTGACGCTCTGGCCGTCCATTTAGCCGACCGCGTATCGTGCTTTCAGCCATTCCGAGAACCCGAGCAGCGCCGCGAATGCTCCCCGATTCTGCTATCTGCGCCTGTAGCGCCTCGATGGTCATTGCTGTCCCTCTGCTTCAATTTCCTTTTGCAACGCAGCCAGCGCACGCCATGCAGCTTTAGCGAGGTGTCTCACGCCGTCCGTATCGACTGTTCCGGCTTCAAACAGATGGCGTGTCAGCGCGTCCAGTTCATCGCCGCTTTTGCTTCGGTCCCAATGCAGCGGACTCCCCGGATGGTGCTGCTCGTTCCCCGCTTGCGAGCATTCCGCAACCGCGATGAGTGCGGCGGGGAAGTATTTTATTAGCCCACTAAATAGCGGGATGGCTTTTCGTTCGGCTGCGTTGGTCGGCAGGCTCATTTCCGCTGCATCCCGCAAAGCACGATCAGCGAAGTGACGAAAGCGGCGAGGAATGGCCAGTAATTGACTGCTTGTGCTGCTGCTTGGGTTTCATCCATGCTCAACCTCCTTGGAAAGTTTCAACATCCGCACATAGCGCGCCTTGATTCCGCGCAAGTCCTCGATGCTGTAGTGCTTCGGCTCATGCGGGCCTTCGAGCCATTCCACAGCCTCAATCCCGATTTTCTTGATGAGATTGACGCGGTACAGAATCAAATTGCCGTGCAGGTGGGTATTGCATGGCTGGCACTGTCGCCAGCAGTTATCCGGCTCGAATCTCAGTTCTGGCCGCGCGCCGACGCTCAGATAATGGCCGGCATGCCACTGGCCGTCATGCATGCGCCCGCAGCTTATGCAGGGCTGTCCATCATCTGCTTTGCGTGTCCATGCGTTGAACGCGTCCTGCGCCTCTTTGAGCCATTGCGCACGGCTCTTGAGCGATTCCCGCTTCTGCCGATCCGCTGCTTTCTCAACCTTCTCGCGCTTCTTCCTGGCCATCGACTGAGCGCATGCCGGCGAGCATGCTTTCTGCCCCATGCGCTGTGGCGTGAATTCCTGGCGGCATTGGGCGCACTTCTTCGGCTTGACTCGCTTCATTCCGAATATCCCCATCAGCGCATCAGCAGCGGCTACACTCATCGCACCACCCTGCACATCTGCCCCAAGCTGCGCCGGTTGCGTTCAGCCATCGCGGCCAATTCCAGTTTTGCGGCCATCGAACGTGCGGCGATGAGGGTATCGACGCGGAGGATTAGGCGGTCGAATGCGCGTTGTGTTGTGTCGGTCATAGCTCAACCCCTTTACTCGCCGCGAAGGCGTGAATAATTTCGATCAGATCGGAGAATTCCTTTTTTCCCATTGCGCTAGTCGATAGCCCGCACACTACGAACCCGCCATCGATGCCGGGAACGGCTTTCTGCCCCTTTAGGCTGGCCGTCATCACATCCTTCCACTCTTCCTTGGTGAGTTTCTGTCCGTACCAATCGACGCCCTTGGATACCTTCGTCAGCAGAGGCCACAAAAGCGCGTTCTGCTCCAATGTTCGGGTAGCGTCGGTAATTCGGACGTAGTAGCCATCCGGGGCAGAGTCGATGTATCGGTGCGCAGCTTGTCGGGCAGCGGGTCCGGTTAGGGCTAGGGTCGTCATAGAACGTGCCTCGCAGTCTTGTAGCTCAGCACATTCTCAATCGTCCGCTCATGAACGCCCCATGCCTTCGCTAGCGCTGCATTGCTGTACTTTTCCGTTATTTCCCGGCGCATCTGTTCGCGTTTCTTTGCGCTCTCGCGGATTGATACGACGGCAAGCGGTGGAAGTTTGGTCTGCGGCAGGTCGAAGCCGCGCTTGCAATGAGCGCCGGGATTGGCTAGGTATTCGTCGCGGGTCATGCGGCCCCCATCACTTGATCGGCCATAGCCTTAGCCTCGGCGGCGTCGTTGTAATGGCCGATACGCGTCTCTCCGTCTGTCAGAACATAGAGCGTGCATCCATCTACGAAACACTTCGCAATAGCCTGGCGCCCACGAACGATTGCGTAGTCGCTGACACGTGACCAAGGAAGCGGCTTGCCGGCCATTTTTGCGACGGATGCGAACATGTCAGTCATGCCAGCGCCTCCTGGTACGCATTGCGCTGGATGATCGAAAGCGCCTCGCCGGCCTCATGACGCTCCTTCAGCCGCTTGGCCCATAGCTTGTGATCGCGGGTATCGGTTTTCGTCATCCGATCCGCTGCTTTTGCGATGATTTCCGCTGCTTTGGCCTGTTCCTCTGCTGTCGGGGTGTAGCCGAGCGACTGAACAGGCGCGCTATGCCTATGCCCTGCCTCTCTACACAACGCAATGAACTCAGGCAAGGTAGGCGGCCACGGCTTACTATCCAAAGCGTCTAGCGCCTCTTTAATCGCGCCGGGCATGGTTTTGAATCCGCCGAGCTTTTCAGCCCAGAGACGCTGAACCGTTTCCATGTTCGAGCCGTTCCACAGGTCGGCGAACTTCGAGCCGTACAATCCGGCCATATGCTCGAAGATTTTCGATATCCAGCTATCCGGCAACACGGCACGACTCCCCGGTAATGTCGCGCTCGTCGGCAGTGGTGCGTTCATGTGATTTCTTCCCGGTCAGGATTGCGATGGTGTTGGCGCGCTGTTCATGGATGGATTGATAACCGGGCTTGCTGGCTTGCTGCTGCTTCGGCTCGAACAGCCCTTGCCAGCCTTGCCGGATGCTGTCGTCAATCACCTTGCCGGCGTCGATACCTTTTCCAGCGCAGTCAGCCAGGAACTCGATCTGCTTAAGCGCTGTTGCTTCCGACGTAGCGAGCTTCCGGCCTTTGCGGTATGCGATCCATTCGGCCCACTTGTTCGAGTCGATGCTTGGCGGCAAAACACAATCCGCAGGATTGAAAAGCGGAGCGCGCTTAGTCTTTAAAGATGGTTCATGGTTAGTGGTTAGTGGTTTATGGTTAGGGTTAATTTGGGTTTCGTTTGGGTTACCAGTGGGTTGCGACTGGGAACCCACTGGGTTTTCTTCCTTGCTTGGCAAGGGTTTGACGCCCTTCGGACGACCGCCTTTCTTGCCGTTTTCCTTGTTTTTCGCGCAAATTGAGTAGTAATCCGCTATCTCTTGGTCTATCCGCTTATGGTGATATCCATCCGCACAGAGGGTGAAAAAGTCAGAAAGCACGTTTTCTAATGCGGAGGCTTCCAGTTCGGTTTCCAGCCGTAACCGACGGCTAACCGACTGGGTTTCTTCTGGGATAGGCGTTTCGTCGAGGTAGTACCAGTCCATCAAATCGCGGTAGATACCATGCTCAAGGCGCGACAGGTGTGTCGTGTCCTTTCGATAGTCCGCAATGTTGAATTGGTAGTAGTGCATCAGGCTGCGGCCCCCATCGAATACACCGCAAACCGCTTGCCGCCCTGCGTGACCATCGTTGTGACGATCTGCGCGCCCATGTAGCGCAATTCCTTGATGCGTGCAGCAAGCCGGCCTATGCCAAGCGTGAGCAGCGCTTCGAGCGCGGTAATCGTTCCTTTGCTCAGCCAATCTAAAACCATTTGATTTTGCGTCTGCATGTGGCATAATCCTTCTCGGTTAGTTGCTCTAAGCCCCGCCCACCCTTCCCAGGATCGCGGGGCTTTCCTTTTGTTACTCGTCCCCTACGTTCGAGCTTTCATAGCCCTTGCCTGCGTTATGCAGAACAACGACGATGAACACGACGCACAGGAATGCGGCTGTTGCGGATGCGATGTAAATCATGCTGCCACCTGATCTACCATCGGACGCGTGCAGTCGATTTCGATCAGCACAGTTGCTGCGTCCTTGTTCTCGTGCTGCACCAACCCGCGAAGCGCTTCGTGGTCGTCTGCGTCAGCGCGAAAAAGCTGCTTTGTTCCATCATTCATTCGAACTGCGATATTTACTTGGGTCATTACGACGCCCTCCCTAATGCCATCTGAAGAAGCCCTTCAAGCGCCGTGCATTTCTCTTCGGCTATCCGGGCGCGCTTTTCCGTTTCCGTTTCCAGCTTGCGGATGCTGTGCAGGTCATAGCCGCGCTTGTGGAGCATCCAGAGCAGCGGCGTATCGTTGCCACACATGTCCATGAGCTTTTCGAGCTTCGGCCAGAGAATCCCCTCCGTACCCGACTGCCAGCGGCTGAATTGGGCCTTGTCGACGCCGAGCGCGCCCTGTAGTTCTTTGTCCAGTTCGTACCCGGCAAACTCGGCGCACAACTCGATTGCGGAACCGAGTGTTTTCTTCCTACAAACCTCTTCGGGCCTTACTACGACAGGGATTGACATTTGATTCACCTTTACCCCTCAAGAATGTTGTGAGCAGTTGTGTGGCTAGAATTGAGAAAAAAAATTAGGCTGGATTTCATGGAAACGAAATCAGCCCACAATCAGGAAGAGAAGCGCCAGCAGCGCGAGGACGATGCCGGTCATTTAGCGGGACGCCTTGTTGATAGAAATCGGCTTATTGCTGGACAGAAAGAGGTCTTGGTGTTTAACTTTCACGCTGTCCGGGATTCCGCGCTTTATCCAGTTGTAAACGCGCTGAACCCCGCCTTTGCTTGGGTTGTACCCAAGCAGTACGGCAAGCTTTGTCGGTCCGCCAAGAGATTCGATAAGGTTTTTATCATCCATGCCTACAAGTATAAACACGGTGTTTAGTATCTGTCAACGTCGCGTGAATCAACAAGGTGTTTAAATGACTACTATCGACGAGATGAAACCTGATGCAAAACGCCTACTTGACGCCGCGCGCGACATAAAACACGTGCAAGACTTCGCTGATATCGCCCGCCTGCTGGACGAATCCCAGGCCACAATGAGTAATTGGAAGAAGCGAGGAATCCCAAAAAATAAAACTGTCAGCATCTGTAAAATAATTGGATGCAGGCCGGAATGGCTGGAAACAGGGGCTTCGCCGATGGTTGAAGGCGAAAATCTATTACTTTCGTCTAATACCATTCAACTGAAATCAGGCGCAGAATCGAACGTTGATCCGGCCCCTGCTCTTCGTCCATCCCGGATGTTGCCCGTAGTCGGAGAGGTGCAAGGCGGAATGGACGGATATTTGCAGGAACTGGAATACCCCGTGGGGTACGGGGAAGGCTGTGTCGAATACTACACGGGCGACCCCAATGCTTACGCCTTGCGAGTTCGTGGCGACTCAATGCACCCTAGATACAGAGCTGGCGAGTTTGTCATCATCGAGCCAGGAATCCAGCCGCCAGAAGGGGAAGATGTGATTGTGTGCTGTAATGATGGTCGCAAGATGCTGAAGATTCTCAACTGGATTCGCGACGGAGAGGCGCAATTTCTTTCAGTTAACAACGGATACGCCCCACTGACGATGATGCTTGCGGATATCGAAACGATCCAACTTGTAGCTGGCAGCGCCAGGCGCTCGGCATTTATTAAGGGATAATCATGAAAACGCTATTTTATGTTTCTGTCGCTTCCTTGTTGATTTCCGGGTGCGCTCCTCTTACGCCACAGCAAGCCGCGAACTATCCAACTTACAATCTATGCAGAATTGCGACAGCTCCAGCGTCATCCGAAGATAGGCGAGCGTCGGCCATGGATGAAGTGAGGCGTAGGGGCGAATCGTGCAACGCGTATGCTGCCATGATTAGCCAGGAGCGTTCAGCGGCCATGGATTCTCTAGCGTCCTCTGGAGCGCAGATGCAACAGGCGAGCCGGCCCTATACGCTGGCAGCGCCCACCCCCCTTCCTATGCCCTCGCCTCCTACAAGAACGACTTGCCGCCGAGTTCTTGATACCGTGCAATGCGACTCGTACTAAGCCCAATGAGCCGGCATTCCGCATAACCATTTCAGAACCACCATAGACCGCTTCGGCGGTTTTTTTTCGCCTTGAATTCAGCGGGCAAAATTATTTCGCAAAAATACTTAACACGGTGTTGACTTAACTAAACAGCTTGTTTAGTATTCACACATCGCAGCAAAACACCAAGCGACGCAGTAAGCACCTAAACCAACCACAGGAGCAGCCATGAAATCAAAAATTCTCGCCGAACTCAAAGCAGCGCACCAGATCATCAAAAACGCGCTGGCGATCATGACAGTTGCGCAAAAAAATGAATGGTCGCAGCGAAATGATGCTGATGGCCTGGTCGATCTCGGTGCGACCCGTGCGCATGAACGCGGGGCAGTTATCTCGGAAGCTGAGCAGTAAAACAACAACCAAGGAGATGAAATGAAGACAGTAATCGTATTGAAAGGCGTGCAGCTAGTCGTTGAATACGACTACTCGCCGGCCGATCGCTCCGTAGGCTGGGGTGAAGAGGCCGAGGTCACATCGGTTCATGTTGCAAACGGACCAGACAGCAAGGAGTTCGACATTCTGATGCTGATCGGCTGGGACGACATGCGCTACCTCGAAGCGAAGTGCATCAAGGATGCAAAGAACGTTGATTTCGACGCTCCAGACGCGGACGACGGGCCGGATGATTACTGCGCAGACATGGCCGAAAACAGGCGGGCAGCATGAACGCCGTGCAGCGCCTGAACGAACGCATGATCGCCCGCCGCCGTGACGCATGCATCGGTGACGTGATGATGCGCGAAGAACGTGCCCGGCTCAAGCAAGAGCGCAGCCTGTCGGATTCTGTAATGGACGCATACGAGATGACCGAGCGCGACGAACGGATTAGCGAGGTATCGGCATGAGCACGACAGACGAATCCCAGGAGAAGCTGGGCGACAAGGTTGTATTCGGGATGGTTGGATTGTTGTTCGTGTGGATTTTTCTTGATTCGATGATCGGAGTGCTGAAGTGAAAATTACGACGAAACAGCTAATCCATGCCAAGCGATCGGATTTCACAGGGGTTGTGTCCTACCACTTTTTTGAGTGCGACATGAGCGCGTATGGCTACGTTCCAGTAGTCGAGCAGGAAATCACAATTGACGTTCCAGACGAATTCAACCCGGTTGCCGCTGAAATTGAAATGCTCCGTGCTGCGCAGAAGAAGATGCAAGCAGACGCCCAGGTAAAAGCGAATCACATCGAGGATCAGATTAGCAAGCTGTCATGCCTCGAATACACGCCGGAGGCCAGTCATGGATAACGACGAACTCCACGCCAGGCTGTGCGAAATCCTTCTGAAACTCGTTCCGGTTCTGTGCTGCGACGATCTGCGCGACTTGTCGGCAGGCTGCGGCATCCCGGTTAGCGACTGGTACGGATCGTCTGACCAGCAGATCGAAGCGAAAGAAATCATCGAGTGGAGGAATGCAGCATGAAAACATCAGACAGCATCGCCAAACTGGCCCCGGCTCTACTGGCCGCACAGAAGGAAACCCCAGAGAGTATGCGGCATCTGGAGTCTGTAGAAATTCCGAGGCTTGCTCGATTGTTCCCGAATCACACGCAAACAGTCTTTCAGCGATTTATGTCGTGGGTTGCTTATGGCTCATCTGATTGCTGGTTTTGGTACGGGAGCACAGACGCGCTCGGTTATGGGCGGATGAAAGCAGAAGGCGAATCAAAAGCCCATCGGGTTTCATGGGTCTTGCATAACGGCCCAATCCCACAAGGCATGCACGTACTGCACAAGTGCGATGTTCGCAACTGCGTAAATCCTAATCATCTGACTCTTGGCACGCACGCAGACAACATGCGCGACATGTCCGAAAAAGGAAGAGTCGTCAACGCAGATATCCGAGGAGAGAAGAATCCAATGGCGAAAGCGAATAATTTTATCGTCAGCAAAATACGGGAGCTTGCGGCGCTAGGTGAAAAACAAGCGCGTCTAGCCAAGGAGTTCGGATTGTCGCCTATGGCAGTTAGCCGGATCGTAAGAATGGAGACGTGGAAATGAAGACTATAACCGAGCGGCTGGCATCAATTCAATTAAAGCTTAATGCCCCTAAGTCTCAAGAGAATAAATTCGGCGGGTACAAATATCGATCGTGCGAGGACATTCTAACGGCCGTAAAGCCGTTACTAGAAGGGCTGGCCATCATCATATCAGACGAAGTTATTAGCGTCGCTGATCGCATTTATGTGAAGGCAACGGCCACTATCACAGACGGAGAGAACCACGTCAGCGCTACAGCATTCGCAAGAGAAGCAGCAACAAAAAAAGGAATGGACGATAGCCAGATAACCGGAAGCACGTCTAGCTACGCAAGGAAATACGCATTAAACGGATTGCTGTTGATTGATGACAGCAAGGACGCTGACACGATGGACAGCAAGCCAGAATTGCTAAGTAATGACCAGCTTCAAAATATCGAATCTCTGATTGAAGAGGTTAAGCCAGACGTTCAAAAACTGCTCGCTGCATATGGCGTTAAATCGCTTCGGCAAATTGAGGCGTTCAACTATCTGAAACTCACACATCAACTCGAACAAAAAAGGAAAGCGGCATGAATTTACTTATCGCAACGGGAAACATCGGCAAGGACGCCGAGCAGAAATACACGGCAGGCGGGGATTCCATCGTTTCGTTCTCGCTTCCGGTCAAGTCTGGATTTGGCGACAAAGCGAAAACCGCATGGGTTCGCTGCACGATGTGGGGCAAGCGCGGCGAGTCTGTTCTGCCCTACTTGAAGAAAGGCGCTCTGGTCGGCGTGTCCGGCGAGTTCGGAATGAACGAATGGACGAACAAAGAGGGGCAGAAGGTATCTATGCCGGAATGCCGCGTTGCCGAATTGACACTGCTTGGTGGGAAGCCAAAGGCGCAAGAAGACGACGACCCGCATCAGTACGGGACGCCACAAGCGCAGCGGACAGCAGCGAAACAGGCACCGCAACGCAACGCGCAAGGAGCTCAAGGTGGTTCATTCGCTGACATGGACGACGATATCCCTTTCGCTTGCTATGGCGCTGGCCGTGCATGGCGCGTGATTTAGGAGAACGACATGGCCGCACTTTACGAACTTGCAGCAAACTACCGGGCGCTTGCTGACGCGCTCAGTGAGTCCGAGCTTCCGCCCGAGGCGATCGCTGACACACTGGACGGTGAAACGGGCGACTTTGACGAGAAGGTCATCAACACCGCGAAGGTTATTCAGAACATGCGCGCCGAGCATAGCGCTATTTGCGAAGCCGTAGATGAGATGGTCGCACGGGCCAGAAGGATCGCAAATCGGGCGAATAGTCTGGAAGGTTATCTTCTGTCGAATATGCAGCTAGCCAACCGTCAAAAGGTTAATTCGCCTTGGTTCGTGGTTAGCCTGACGACCAGCAAGCGGGCTATCGTTGACGACGCAGCCCTGATTCCTTCCGACTACCTGCGCGAAAAGCCAGCGGTTGCAGCCTACACGGAACCTGACAAGGCGCTGATCAAGAAGGCGATCACTGACGGCTTCCAAGTCCCCGGCGCGCACATCGAGCAGCATGTTGCCGTGAGCATCAAAGCATGATCGCTCAATACTGCGCCTGTCCGATTCCTCTCGCTGCGCTGATGTTCCACACGAACAATCTGCCGCACCGTGAGCCAGTACTAAACGTCCGGCTCGAAGCGCAAGACATGTCCGGTGATTACGTCAGCACGCAGTCAGTTCCGCGCAAGAGCCGCCAGAAACGCACTGATAGCCCGCAAGCTAAGTTGCTGTCGTTCATGAGCAGCAAATGGCAAATGGTTTCCGAGATATCGGAGAAAAGCGGGATGCACCGCGATTCGATTAACCGTGCGCTCAGTGGCAAGAAGGTCAGAAAGTTGGTCGAGAAGAAGGTGATTACTGACCAGAACCGTGAGCGCAACGTGTGGAGGCTGAAATGACCTGCAAACGTGAGTCCGAACTTCTCGCAGAGATCGAGCAAACTGGAGCGATGTACAAAGTCGCAACCCTGCAACTCATCAAGGCCGGATCGCGTATCGCTGAACTGGAATCGCTGAATGGTGCGCTGTGCCGGGATAACGCGGGGCTGACGCAGGAGCGCGACCGTCTAATCCTTGGCGAAGAGGGAGCAAAGGAGGCGTGCCGGTGACCGAGATACTTGATGACTTGAAAGGGGTATGTAGATGACCAAAAAGTTAACCGCAGCAGACCTTGACCGACTTGTTAATGGGCGCGATGACCTTCAACTCGCTTTCTCCCGCTGCAATGAAACGAAGACCGCGCTGCAAATGAATCTGCGCGGGGCTCACAAGGAGCGCGATGGGCTGGCAGCGCAGAATCAGGCGCTGCGGGATGCCCTGAAAGCGTGCTTGCAGTGTTTTGCAGAAATGTATGGCAGGAAGCCTGGGTTCGTTGAGGACTCAATCGCTATGGCGAACGAAGCCCTCGCCCTCCCCGACACCTCCGCCGAAATCCTGCGCGCTCGGGATGCGAGAGTGCTGCGGGATGCGGCTGAGCGTCTGGAGTCTCACGACTTTGTTATGAATAGCTCAGGAAAGTGGTACGCAGAAGCAAGCGAACTTCGGCGCATGGCTGATGACCTGGAGCAGAAGAAATGAAATCACTTCACCTTGCCGCCGTTCTCGGGCTGGTTGCCGGAATGAATTCCCCGTACGACCGGCCTTCCGTCTATGACGGGATGCGCAGGTCCACCCCAATAAACACCGAACGCCGCGCCGAGAAAGACGCTGCAGCATTGCGCAAGGCTCAGGTCAAGCGCGACCGGAAGAACGCAAAACGGATGGAGCAAGCAAATGGATAAGCAACTAATCGAACGTATCGCGCTGGAAGAAGTAATGGGCAGTCTGTTGAATGAGCATCTATGGCTTGATGACCGCGACAGCACAGAAAAACCCGCCGTAGTCGAATTCGCCACCCATTTCCTCACCCGCATCGACGCCGAGCGCGGGAAGTCTTCCCCGCGATTCCAGTGCTACTCAACAAATGACGGCGATAGCTGGTATGAGCATCCCGCTGATGCCGAGCTTCTGAATGATGTTGGGGCGCATAACGTCGGCGATGAATTCGAAGTTAGCGCCGGCTGGCATTGCGTCACAGCGCGTTATCGCGTGGCAAAGATACCCGACCAAGCCGATGATGAATTCGAGGTCGAGTGCATATCGCACCCGAATGAAAATGCCCCGCTATTCCTCTCCCCGACTCCGACGATCCCGGCAGACTTCTCGCTGTACCTCGAATCGGCGATTATCTCGGACCAACACGCCAAATGGGAAGATGCCACGATTCTGGCCGATGACGACCCGAGCTACGACACATTCTGCGGAGGGTGGAAGGCTGCATTCAAGCTGCTCGCCGCAGCACAAGGAGAACGGAATGCTGACTGATGAACGGATAAACGAATTGATCTACACGAAAGGTTACGCAACACGCGAAGAACTGTGCCGAGCAATCGAGGCCGAAGTCCTGCAAGCACAGGAGCCGGTAGGAGCATTCTACTGTACAAGCGACAAAACCCGATGGTGGCAAGCAAACGAGCCATACGAGTACCCTACACACAAGCTCTACGCCACCCCGCAGCCACCAGCGCCGTGCCCTGAAACAGAATCAGCAGTTCGATATTTGAAAGCAGTACAACAGATGGACGCTGCCGAGATTGCAGAACTAAAAGCCAAGGTCGTCGAGCAATCCGCGCTGATCGAGCGATGCCTAGACGCGCTATCAATGCCATGCGACCGCTGGAATAAGCGGCAGTCGATGATAGTCAGCGATGTTCTGGAAGCCATCGCCGCCATCGTAGCGCACAAGAAAGGCATTGCAGAATGATCACTACAACCGATCGATTTGAGCGGCTGCTGCGGAGGGCTGATGCTGGCGCGCTCACAGCCATGCGCCAGGAGCGCCAAGAGAGGATTTCTTTGCTGGACAAATTTGCGGGCACAGAGGGTTTTGAAGTGCAGATAAAAACGCTTGAGGATGATATAGAGCAGCTAGATTCGGCGCTTGATGCAGCCATCGCAAAGGACGCGCCATGACCCTAGACGAAGCGATGGACGTTGCTGGAATAGCATGCCTCAACCAGTGGACAAGCCCGGTACAAGAGGCAGCAATCACCCTCGCCGCCGGAGTCCGCCGCCTGCAATCAGAGCTTGAGGAATCCGATGCTGTGCATGACAAGTGCGCGCGCCTTCTTGCCGAGACAGCGGCTGCGCTCAAAGGGCCAGAGGCAGCGCTAAGCCGGCATAGCTGGCACGACTTGCCAGAGATTGCCGCGACCATGCGCGCCGAAGTCCGCCGCCTGCAATCACCGCGCTCCGGCGTATGCCAGATCGGACCGCCGAAGCAGATAGCGCCGACCGTATGGGAAGATTGGGGGATGACGGAATGACCAACGACAAGGCAGTCCATGCCGCAATCCTAGCCGGATTCAAGCGGGCCAATGTAGGGCGGATGCATTTCAGAATGGCGGCGATTATCGAGGCGGCTGTTGCTGACAGGGAACGGGAGCGGTGCGCAACGGAGTGTGAGCGCCGGCACGCAAACGGTAATTTCGCACACGATACGCGGGAAGATTGCGCGCTGGCGATCAGGGCGCTAGGTGATGAGCAATGATCACTAGCGAATGCCCGCGAGACGACGCAGCAGATGCGGCGATGGCGACGGAGTATCTATGTAGCTTCTGCGGCCAGATGATGACGGACATGAACGCAGAAATACAGCCGTGCCCGTTGTGCGATGAATGGCGGCTTATTATTGAGGTGCCGGGGTGAATATCCTAACCATCGACCAAGCTGCCGGCCATTTGAAGATCAGCACTAGCAAGGTGCGAAAAATGGTCAAGGATGGCGACTTACCCTACTTCAAAGTAGGCTGTCACGACCGTTTTATCCTTGAGGACCTGTTCGCGTGGATGCGGTCGCAGTATTCGGACAAGTCACGGAACGCAGTAGAAGGAGTAATACCATGCCATACCGTAGAGCCGGAACGGGAAAGTGGTGGATCACAGTCGGCGGAATACGCCAAACTTCTGGGACTACCGTATTCGAGGACGCGGAAGCGCTCGAAGCAAGGCTAAAACATCAGCTCTGGCTAGAGACTGCGATGGGCGTAGAGCCGGCGCATTCGTGGCAGGAGTCGGTAATCAAGTATCTAAAGGAACGGCAGCACAAGCCGAGCTATTCAACGATGCGCCAGCGCCTTCTGTGGTGGCATCCGTACCTTGGTAGCGTCAGCGATATTTCAACGATCACCCGCGACATGGTGGACAAGGCGCTGCACAAGCATAGGGACGTTACCCCGCAGCCATCATCGAGCAACACTACCGCGAACAAGTACGCGATTATCGTCGCTGCTGTGCTGAACGCAGCTTGCCGGGAATGGGCCTGGATTAAGTCCAGTCCGAAGTTTCGCCGCTACCCTGAGCCTGATCACCGCCGAGCGTTCTTGCGGGTTGATGAGTGGCACCAGCTTGAGGCGGAACTTCCGGCGCACCTAATCGGACCGGCCAAGTTTGCATTGGCAACCGGCCTGCGAAAATCAAAGGTCTTTACGCTGGAATGGTCGGCTATCGACTTCCGCGCTAGATCGCTACGGACTACCGGCAACTCGATTAAGCGCGGCGTGGTGATACCTCTAAACGCAACGGCAATGCGCGTCCTTGAAGAAATACGCGCCGACCCTATCCACCATATCAAGCGCGTGTTTTGCTACGAAGGGAAGCCGCTGCGCGATTACGGCAATGCGTTCTATAAAGCTCGGGCGCGTGCTGGACTTCCGGAATTCACTTGGCACGGATTGCGGCACACGTTCGCGTCATGGCTCGGGCAGTCCGGGGCGAATGAAACGGTAATTGATAGTTTGTGCGGATGGGCTGAGAAGGATACTAGGTCGATTTACACGCATCTAGATACGGAGCATTTGCGCCCGTTCGCAGAGGTCATCGACAGGGTGCTTGAAGTTCAACAGGAACAGGAACAGGAAAGGATTGCGAAATGAAAATTCAAGAAGCGGTATTGGTTGAGATAATTCCAACAACAATCTGGATTGAAAGCGGGATGTGTGGTGAGCGTGTTGTGATGGTTCAGCATACAGGCTCTTATCCATTTGAATACGCGTGTTTCAACTACGACTACCAATATACGCACAACTCTGGAACGCTGGCAGCAGCTGAGGGTATTGCGCGCCAACTAGGAGCGGCTGACCCGATTGAGCATAGACAGCGCAAGCTTGAGTTGCCTACAGTAGCAATCGTGCGCGATAAGATTGCAAAATGGTCAGCGGTGTTGGCAGAGATGGAAAACGAGGCGACTAGTGAAACTACTGTACATGGCAAGTTGCCTACACAGTCAATTTTGGAATCTGCAAAATGAATCGGCTGCGTGCCTTGCTGCTGTTGGGTACGCCCGGAGGGACTCGAACCCCCGACCCCCGGCTTAGAAGGCGCACAGCCTAAATCTAAGTCATTGATTCTATTGGGTACAGGTGGAAAAAAGACCGCTTGTTCCTGAGCAAGGCCGCATCATACCGTACATTTTTTGCACAGTCCAATTTTTTGCCTAGTGTGGGATTCGAACCCACCATGCCACCTAGTGTCTCCAATGCCTCGCGGACAGTCTGCGGAAATTTGGGGCGTATTTGGGGCAAAGTGCAAATAGTTGTTGCTTGTTTTGCGCAACAGTCTATAATCACTACATCAACTCAACAACGCCAAGGGGAACGAAATGAATAAGGAAACCGCCTGTTGTGAGCCTCGCGTCTCTACGTTTTCTATGCATCCAGTTCGATACAGCGCAGACCATTACGGCGTAAGTATTGAGGTTTCTGGACTTGCCTCGCTTGAGCAGGCTAATCGAGCGATGGATCACATGCAGAAATTGTTCTGCGCAGAAGAAATAAACGTTCAATAGTCCGCTTCAGCGGTATTGATTGTTATGGAGCACCACAGCAACCGGTGGTTGCGTTCAGGCGCTACCGTGTATCAGTTGATGCACCACGGATGGAATAAGGGCGTCGAGACGTTCCGCAATGCGTTCAGATTGCACATATCCGCCGACCGTGACAGCGGGTACGACGGGGAAGAATTGGCGCGACGAATCGTGGCCTGCGTCAATGCTTGCGCGGGGCTGGACACGAAGTATCTTGAAGAATACGGCTTGCCGGGATATGCGCAGACAATCTCTGATCTTGGCGAGAAGGTCGACGAGCTTCTGCTGGTGCTAAAAGAGATAGCCGCCAACGACCCGTATCACCAGTCGTCCGCTGGAATTCTCGCCAGAGCAGCAATAGCGCACGTGAACAAAGACAATGCCTAGCCCAACCCCGCAGCACATCATCGCCGCAGCCCTGGCCGACGTTCTCGCCGGCATGACGCGGGCCGAGGCAGCGCGGAAGCATGGCATACACCGCAGCATCATCACCCGCGCAATAAAGCGCGAGGCGTCACGGTGCCCGACGTGCGGGCAGGTTGTGAAGGAGGATAAGCATGTGGCAGACGATTGACAGCGCACCGAATGGCGACTGGTCAGCGACAATCGACATGTGGGCCAATGGCGAGCGTGTTACTAACTGCTCGTGGTCCAGGCCGGAAAACTGGAGAGTTGGGAAAGAGCATTGCTGGTGCTATCAGGAGTACGAACAAGGCTTCGGATATGCAAACTATGAGGTAAGGAATCCGACGCACTGGATGCCGTTGCCAACATCCCCCGATCAGCCCTAATCACTACTTTACCGGCTGCGCCTGCGCCAACAGGTCAGACTTGCGCCCACTCTCGGCGCTCGATCCGAACCAGTAATTTACGACCGCGCCCCATGCCGCACCGAGCGCACCGAGCATGATAAGCAGCGCCTGATTGTCCGTCGCCGTCAGATGGCCCGAGAGCATGCCAAGCAGGATTCCGAAGAATCCGACCGTAATCAGGATTGATAGGATCGCCGGGACTACGCTGCGCGTAACTCTCTGCATTTCGCGTGCGTCTTTTGTATTCTCGACGGAGAGCGCGGCCAGTGTCTCGATGTTCTTGTAGCCTAGCTCCTGCATACGGAGCGCAAATGTTTGGTCAGCATTCTTTAGCGCAAGCATCTGCTCGGGCGTCGCGCCACTGATCGCCGTCTTAATAGCCGCCTCTGTCTTGTCAGATAGCCCGAGAGCGTCAGCGACGGCTGACACAGCCATGCCGCCGAACGGGCCAGCTAGAGCCGTACCGATCCACGGCGCGACGGTTGATACAATCGATTTCCAATCCATACTATTCCCCTTGCAATTTAGTATCTGCCACGGCTTGCGCCCGAGTCGGCCACCGTCTTATCGCGGTCAGCCGGTAGTGCGCCACGATCCATTCCCCACGGAAGCACACAACGCAATCCTGCGAGGTCCAGCGCTTGCCCTTCGGAGGCCGGTACTCGATCACTCTGGCAGAACGCAGCCCGAGCGATTCCGCGTAGCCGAAGTGTGGAATCAGCCCCCGGAGCGAGTGGCTGCGGCGAGTCCAGATCACACCTTTGAAGCGCGACGACAGCCATAGACGCAGCGCGGCCCATAGACAGTTCATGCAATCGCATCCCGGAGCGCGCCCATGCGATTAGCCCATCCGCGAGCGAACTTGTGCTGCGCCTCGTCTCGGGCCAGGATTTGCGCGTAGAAAGCTGCGCGCGTGTCCAGGTAATCATCGACCAGCCCGGACAAACCTTTGGCAAGCGTGATGTGATGGACGGCGTAGAGCGTCATCTCGCCGCACTGACCGTCAGGAACGGCCCCCGCTGCGCGCTGTAACCATTTCACGGCACGCCCTGTCCCATGCTGTACCGCCGAGTCAAAGACAGCTAGGTCAAGCGGCGCGGGGATATCGTCACATCGGCAGGCGTCCCAATACTGTTTGCGGTAGATAGTGTGCACGTCGTCCATCGGGATATCTGCGACTGATTCGAGCGTGCGCTGGTCGTGAGCGAGGAATGCGTTATAGACGGTCTGAGTTATGCCGAAATTTGTAGCGCCGCCATGGTCGGACGGGTCGTTGACGTAGCCGCCTTCGCGGGACAGGACGAACGCAAGGGAGGTATCGAAGCGGGTCACCATTTGATATGCTCCTTAGCCCAGGACATGACCGCAACAACCGCAGCGGCCATACCCACAAGGATCGGCACGACGATCTTTGACGCTTTCCAGATCGCGGCCAATTCTTCAAGCGCTGGCCGGACTTGGGCGTCAATCGCTACGTGGGCGACGAGGCTATCGCTGATCTTGCGAAGCAAATCGTCTTGTGAGTCGAGGCGGCGGTTTAGGGCGGCGAGCTCTGATTGATGGTCGGACATGAGCGCGCCTAAGCCGATGTTTTGACTAGATCGAGCGTGACCGAGTGTTGCGCAACTGTTGACCCGCTACTAGTTACCAGCCTGACGCTAAGAACGTCGCCCGCTGCAAAGTGTGCAACATGAGCCGTGTCGGTTGCTTGCGTAGAGGCTCCTGAAGTGGAGGCCGCAACCGCAGTATCTACACCGGAAATGCGCAGCGTATAGGCCCGAGTTCCGGCCCCCGCATTTGAGCATTGCGCAAATAGACCGATGCACTTTCCCGTAAATGGGGCGCGTGTGAATGCAACCGTTTCAGCGGTTCCATAAGCCATCGCCCCCATATAGGCAGTGATTCCGTCTGCCTGGGTCAGCGCTCCTGTGCCAACTATCAAGCAAGAGCCTCGCTGCCCATAGTTTAGCCCGCCAGCCTGAGATGAATCCGCCATGACCAGCGCCCCATCAGCGCCAGCCGGAAGCGACGTTTGAGCGTTTGCTACCCCCGTACCGGATAGAATCGAGCCTTTAGCGGATAGAGAGCCACCGTTGATGCCGCCCAGCCCGGTTATATGAAATCCGCCCGCTGGAAAGTTGGCGGTTAGCGGTGTCTGCCCATCAGAAGACAGGGACCGCGTAATCTCGTTACCAAGGTCGGCAATTAGTGCGTTGTGCGTCGCGCTGGATATCGAAGTCCCAGAAGTAACGGGCTGTCCTGCTGGGGGTACGTAGATGCCTACACCATTTCGGGCCATTTAATGCTCCTGCGCTTCTCAGCGTTGAGGTCTATAATGCGGAAAACCCGCATTGCGCGGGCTTATGGGGTGACTATGGATAACTGGTACTGGGTAATCGGAATCGCTCTAAAGCCGCTGCTCGGGTTCTTCCTGCTGGCCTGTGTTGCATTGCCGATCCGCTGGCTGGTATGGCACAAAATGCCAGAGTGCAAGCTGAAAACGATCCTGCTCAAGCACCGAGCAGGCCCAAAAGACTCATTGTGTAGATAGCGCAGTCACGGCGGACGGCGAGGCCAGCGCAGCGGCTTGTGCGCCCTTTTTGAGCAGTTCGGCCAGTCTTGACGGCGTAACCCCCGCAGCCTTCATTGCCATGGACGCCTCTTGCGGATTAGCCAGCAGGTGAGCAAGCCCTTGCCTTACTTGCTCGTCAGCATTTCCGTAGAGCACATCGCCCGCACGCTTAGCCCACCCGCCAGGAACTCGGGCAATACTGCTCAGCCAGTTAGGAATTCCGGCCTCTGCTCCAATGTGCGACATGGCTATTTTCTGCACCGTGTCTGAGCCAACTCCCCGCCCGCCTGCTTCTGCTGCCGCTTTGCTTTCGGCATCTTTCGCAACGCCACGCAAAAGAGCCATCTGATCCGCAGTCATCGTTCCTTCTAAGGTCGCGCCTTTAAAGCCAGTTGCCGCTTTAGCTACTTCGTCGCCGTTCCTGAGCGCTGCGGCGTAGCTTTGCGCATTTGTTTTGAATGGCAGATTCCCTTGATCGGCCAGCGCTGGAACCATCCGGTTATAGAGCGACTGCCCAATGTCCATTTGGTTGATCGGCTTGCTCATGTCGGAAAATGTCGATTTTGCCTGCGCGTATTCCGGTATCTTGCTTTCCAGCCAGTCAGCAAACGCATTCTTTGTTCCGATGGCCGCGCCTCGCTCAGCGCCTTGCATACCTGTGGCGG